CGAACATATACTTATAACCACTATCAAAAACTGCATAAGATGAAGATGTGATTGGTGAATAGAAACTAACAACATTATCTGTAATATCAGAATCAGATCTAATATTTACTTCAGTGTCTACCGTAGTATCAGTAATTGCAGAACCTCTATATGGTGAGATGAATGCAATCGCATCCTGTCTTGCCTCAGCAATTGCAATACACTTGTTTGCAAGTGCTTGTGCATTTTCTTTTGGATATGCGGCAGATCCCATAAGAATGAAATCTACATTAAAGTTTTCAGTGTCAAATAAATCATATCCAGAAGTGAGACCACTTAATCCTGCACTTAAAGAACCAGAAGCAGTTAAATCTGATGTTCCATCATAGTTTAAACCACCACTTAGTTGACTGTTCAAATTTCCAATTGCACCAAAAGCAACACCTTCTGCTTCTTGACCCCACTCTTCATCTGATCTAAGAGTAAAAGTGCCCGAAGTATATGCAGTTGTTACAATACCAGATGGTTGAGATCCACCAAAAATATAGTTAGAATTTGTTCCCAAATACTTTCTCCAATATGATGGAGAACCGAACGAGAATTCAGCATCATCTGCCTTTGATAATCCAATGTTCTTTTCAAGAAACGAACCTGCGTTTCCAGTGATAGAACCATCTCCATCAAGAACTACAACATGAACCTCATCAAATCTTGCTCCACGATCTGCACCAAATGCTGTTGTAGAAGGACGTTCTGTAACAGAATTCCAATTTACAGTTGTAGAATCTGATAATGTTAAAGTTTGTTGATCATACCAATCCAATTGAGATGATACATCTGTAGATGCATAAGATACTGATTGCCCAGCAGTATGAATAGCTACAGAACCAGAACCAGAGAATGCATAAACACCTGCGGGTTGATAATCAACTTTAGTTACAGTATTTCCTGCAGAAACATGCTCAAGTACTTTTACATATATGTTATTACCATCAACCTCTGTTACAATTCCCTTTAAGTAACCATCAAGAGTTGATGTTGTACCTGCTCCAGGAAGTGTTGAAGAAATTGCTTGAGTTACTCCATAACCAACACTAAGTCCAGCTGGTAATGCAGACAAAGACAGAATCTGATCTGCTTTTGCATCAATAATACCAACTCTGATTCCATTACCCCAAGAACCAGGATTTCTTGCAACTACTGTTACTCCAGGAATATTACTTTGGTCATATCCAAGTTGCTGATAGTGCTCAGAACTCTTAATTTTTAAAGTTGCTCCAGTATCACTTGCATTTTTTAAATCTGCATCGTCTGCTCTTATAACTCTAAGAGATCCTCCATATGCAAGGAAAGAAGAAGCAACTAGCCAGTGCTCGTAGTGATTGTCTACTCCATGTGGTTTTCCGAAAATATCTAATAGATCTTTTTCGTTTTCAACTAAAGTAGGAACCTCTACAGGTCCTTGTGCGAAAGGTGAAACAATCGCACCAATACTGGCAGATGTAGGATCTACTCTACCAACTGTCAGGTCTACTTCCCTTACTAAAATACCAGGAGATGCTAAATTTAATGGCATCTGTTTTACCCTCGCAGTCCAAATTTATCTAAAAATATTTAGGAAAAGGGGCATTTTCAGTGGGGAAACAATGCGTGAATATCTACCAATCAGGATATTCCCAATTAGATTTGATTTTCTTTTTGGATCTGACCCTACTTATCGTACATTCTTTGCACTCATAAGAATATGCTGATGGTAAAGTCTTTCTATCTTTTCTTGTAAGATAGTAATCTTCTATTATATTTTTAATTTTTCCACAAACCCTACACTTACGGTCAAAAAATAATAAATGTTCTATTTCTATTTCATCATCAAAGGACATTACATATAATCCCACATATATGAACGATCACCATATTCATCAGTATGCCATCTGTCTCCATTAGAATCTACAAAACTTTCTTCACCATCTAAACCATCAGAAATAAATCCAAAGGGTGCCATATCCTGCTCAATCTGATTCTTCTGCTCCTCATATATTCTCTTACGAACATCATTATCCGTCATCTCTCTAAAATAATCTTGTGCAACTAACCAGGAGAATATAACAAGACACATTGCAAGGTCATCATTACAACCTTCTTCTGCCTCAAATGAATTACCTTTTTGTGCAAACGTTGTGAGTTCTGAAATGACCTCATAGTCACTAGTAATTAACTTATCATCTTCAATTAAAGTTTTGAGGTTAGAGCATCCTAACTTTTTAACTGCAGCAGTTGTTCTGACACCAAGTTGAGATTTTTTTCCACTAAAACCAGACCCAACAATCTGCCCATTCCTACCTCTCATAGCACACATGAGAATATTCTCATATTCTAAATCATATTGAAGAATACTTGCAACTTGATCACCAATATCATTGACCTCAATCAATAACCAAGAATCATTATACCCTTTTGCCACATCCAAAATAATATTTGGAAATAACATTGGTTTAATTTCATTATTACGATATTTACCTACAACTTTATAGGGAAACTCTGTGATATCAAAAATAATGAATGCAGAATAATCATTACCTAATCCACGAGCAACGTCTACTGTAATTAGATAGTTATGATCTTCTTTTGGATTTTCATAGATATCGAGTCCGGCATTTCTTTTGATTGGATCATCATAAACCAACATCTTAAGTTTTGCTGGATTGATGAGTGTATTAACAGATCCTAAGAATTCACAATTGTGTGATACTAAATTATTTGAATAATAAAGATTATCTTCACCAACATCAAGTAAATCATAAAGATATATTCCCTCTTCTACTATTTCATTATATACTACTTTTTTCCCCTGCAGCAAATCATCAACTTTGATTGTTGATGCTTTAATTTTTTCTTTTCCAAAAGAATGATTATCGGAACACTTTATTTCCGATCCATCATCAAATATTATCCAATGATAAAAAGGTTTATAAACTTTTTGAATTCCTGAAAAAGATTTAAATCCATCGGGAGTTTTTACTTCAATATTTTTATTAAGTTTAAACATTTTTCCAACACTCGTTTAGAACAATCTTTTTCATTCCTTGAGGTGTTAAATCATATTCTTTGGCATATTTTTTACAAAATGCCTGAACATACGACATTTTTTTACCATTTTTCATAATCATTCCAACATTTTGCAAATCTGGTTTTTCATTATATAGTTTTCTTATTTCTCTTATCTCATCATCATTAATTTTTCTACTAAAAACTCTACCTTTTCTGGACATACTCATTTTCTCTATTGTTTCTTCCGAAAAGCAATTTTTTATACCCTTATTCCAAGGAATATTACCTTTCTTAACTCCCCCAATACCCATTCTTTCATAATTATCGAATCCTTCCCCACCTGTAGACTTGTTCCATCCACTTTTAAAAGTATCAAATTTTTCTATGTAAAAGATTTCTTTTTCCTTTGCTTTTTCTGGAAGATTTATTTGCTCGTTTATTTCAAAAGTATGTGGTGGTTTATTTCTTTTATGTTCTCTTTTTCTAGCATTTAAGTTTTGAGTTTGTCCAACATATTTAACTTTGCCGTTTGAATCTTTAAGAAAGTAAATATAATACATTTTTATTATTATTTATAATCCAAAAAACTCACAATCGTTGATACAAATCCTCCATAGAAATTTTTTGAGGAATGCCATCTACATCTAAAATTTCAATTGTCGTATCACCACTTAAACATTCAAACTCAACTTTAAACTGTTGCTCAGAAGTGTTTGCAATTGTCTGCTCTTTCCAGACAATATCCCTACCAGGAACTTCTGACCAATGAACTTCTGTGGGAATATATTCATTCTTCTTCTTTTCCGCATCGTGCCACATACGGTAGAAGTGATTCATACCGTGTGGGGTAGAAACAATAATTACTTTGGTGTTTTTACCAGAAGTAATAGTAGGATAAACAGATGCAAAGAACGAGTCTGCAACATGGTTTGGTACGAAAGCGAATTCGTCGAGGAAGAGGATATTAAACGACATGCCTCGGACAGCACTCGCAGATGTA